AGAATCCATTTCCATTTCAAACAAAGTACAAGGCACTTCCAAGAATCACAAGCAATACATTTGTTCTACCAGAAAAAAGAGATGTAGAAGTTGACTTGGTAACTGGAGCCTACATTTCTCCAGTATCTCAATCAAGCATGGTTGGTTCCGTTTATTTCTTGTCTGACCAAGAATTCCAAGGATTTGCAAACTCAATTTATGAGGGCGAAGACATGGATCAAACCACTCCAGCTACAACTCCAGCAGTGTTTACAGAAATGAGTTATCCAACTGGACTTGACTTACAAAGAAACTTTTATGGTTCTCACGCTCATGATTTTCCAGGTGGAATTTTTGGTACTTCTTCAGAAGCTCAACAAATTGTAGTTGGAGAATCAGGAATAATAATCAAAAGACAAGAAGGATCTTTAGGTTGGACTATTGTTCAAGATGCAACAAAAACATATGACCTTTATGATGCAGCTCACTCAAGAGGTCCAAACTCTTTTGGGTTTATTCAATTTGGTTACTGGGTAATTGTAGGATCAGGTGCAGGACGTCTTCTATACAACAACACATATAACCTATCAACTGCTCTTGTTGCTGCTACACCTGCTGGTGGATTCACAGGAACGTTCTATGGAGTTGCATTTGAAGCAGATGGTGGCTCTTTTAATGCAGCCAACAGATTCGTTGCCGTGGGTTCAGATGGAGAAATACAATATAGCTCAGACTATACTGGAGTAACTTGGGCAAGACCTTCTGGTGCTCCTTATGGTGGAGCAACGTTTGATTTTACTGCCGTTGACTACAATCCAACTTGGGATGTCTTTATAGCAGTAGGAGACTCTGGAACTATCTATGTTTCTACTTCTGGAAACCCAACTGCGGCTTGGACCGCAGTTACTCATGCTGGAGCTCTTTCTACTCTAACGGACGACCTAACAACTGTAAGATGTCATTTTGGTACAGGTCATACTGTTGTCGCAGGAGAAAATGGAGCTATTGCTGTTTGTGATAACAACCCTTCGTTTGAAGGGAACTGGATTGTTATTGATCCTGCTCCAACACCTGAACGCTTTAATGGTTCGGCTCGAACAGCAGAAAGTTTAACTGGTGGTCCTGATATTTTGTTTTATCTTGTTGGTACGGGTGGAGTTATCTTTGCTGGAACCGAAGGTGGTACTGTATGGACCGAAGTAATTGAAAGTCCAAACAACTCCTCACAGAAATTCACAACTATAACAAGTTTCAATGTATGGCCAAATCCTGCAAGACACTGGCCTTCTACTGGTGACTATATAGTTGCAGGTCTGTTTGACACAACAACTAGACCAGGAATTGGTAGAGTTGTTGATATTGAATCTACTGGATACACATACTTGTCGAGTTCTGACTTTGTTGGATTTGTTAATACTGGAGACACAATTGAACTAGGAGGAGCTGGTACTGCTGCTAATTCTGTTTACACAAGAAGCAAGTACGATGATGGACTTAAGGCTTTCTATGGATTTGGAAAAGGAGTTCAAGTGTCTTTTCCAGAAAACTTTGATCCAAATGTAATAACCTTTATGCCTGGAGTATCTCCGGACTTCTATGATGCAAAAACTATTCAAGAGGACTTTCAAATTGAAAGTGTAAGACTGTTTGGTCCTAAACCTCTTGGATATCACTTTGGTATTTACAATACAAATCCAATACAAACAAAGTGTATGTTTCGTAGAGATCACTATGGACAACCAAGAGACTTGATGGAACAAAGACCTGTTACAAAGTTCTTTTTACAAGACCCAATTTCTGGAAAGAACACAACAACAAAAGGTCCTGTCGTTGTTTCATTTGTATCTGGAACAATGTCTCACTCTAGGTCACTGGCTTATGCTGAGGCAACCACAACAGTTTCATTCAACAGAAAAGATTCTGGAATATACGACATTGAGTGTAGAGCTGGACAACCATTCTTTGATGACCAACTTGGAATAACAGATTTAATTGACGAAGAAATAGGTAAAATTGACGAAGAAATAGGTAACTAATGGGAATTCTTTCATCAAAATCTCGTATAATGGATACGATCCTTACTACCGAAGGTAAAGCTCAACTAGCCAGAGGAGATCTCAAGGCAGTATTTGTTTCGTTTTCTGACAGTCAAGCAATATACACAATGGATACCATAGTATCCGGTTCTGGTCTAGAAGCAAGTCAAAGATTTACTTTTGAATCTGGAAACTCTATTCATGATCAAGTTACAATGGAAGCGGATGACTCCGGTCTTCTTCAGGCATTTCCTATAACTGATTCTACGCGCTTTGTAATTAGGCAAGGGCAAATACTGTCTTCGTCAATTGAAGGCGTTGTAGGACCTGTTACGGGCTCGCAATTCAATTCTCTAGCAGAGTCTTTGTTAGAAAGTTCAATCAACAACTTTAAGAATCTATATATTCTTCAAAGTCCAGATCCACAAGACAGCAGAGAAAAAGAATTTACAATTGGACCAACCCAAACGTCATTTACTATTACTCCAACAAATCCAGTACCTACTGGTGGAATGAAACAAGCTGTAATTGACAATATCGAGAGTTTGTTTTATGACAAGAAGCTTTCTCATATACCAAACTTTCAGTTTTTGCCTCCAGTAAACTCTTCTGTGGAATCTGGCAATGCAACTCCAACTTCTCTTGGAACATTTACTAACCTAAATCAAGAGCCAATAACAACATATGAACAAGTTCTTGAGGAAGTTAATATGATGGATTCCAAAGGTTATGGTTCAACCGTAAAGTTCATGGAGACATCAAAAGGAAATAACTTGGCTTGCCAATTCTTTGAGTTATCAAATGGACTTATGGTTAAGCTTGACGTTATTGACTTTGGAGAGTTTCCTTCGGATACAGGAACAAAGCATGTATTCTTTGCAGGCAAAGTATTTGTTGACTCTGTTTTCAATCAAACATTTATCAATTTGTTTACCTTAATCTTTGAATCGTGAATTCCGTAGTTTTGAACAAGTCAGTATTTACAAGAATACAACATGCGTGCCTTTATAAAAAGAGAACAGAACATCATTGATGTTCAAGAAGACTTTGCGAATCTATACAAAATTGATTCCAACTTAGTGGATGGTTCCTATCACTACAAGTTTCAATATTTTGTTAATCCGCAAAAAGCCTTTAGAAACGATGCAATCATTGTTGAAATATTTTTGTCCAAAGAACCATACGTCATCAAAACGCAAAACATCTTTGGAACATCAGTTCCAGATGAAGTCATTACAAACATTCGACTAAAGAATCAACGTCAAAAGGATTCATATAGAAGCTATGACCTTGTAAAGAATAACACGGTGTTTGTTCCTTCTATGAGGAGTGACATAACTAGATTCATTTCAAATCAAACTGTTTCACGATTTTCAAAGAATCCAAGACTTGCAAGAGATTCTAAACCAATAGTTTCTACTAGAACTTCTATGAAACCTGTCAAAGTTTCTGATCTAACTGACAGGAATATTTCTATGCCAGTTCTTGAAGTAAACACTAGTAGATTTAAAGAACTTGCTAACTCTGTGGAACTTAGACAACAAGCAACTAACGTTCTGTTTCAGAAAAAACTTGATCCAGCTTCTTTTGTAGGAAAAAGAACTAATTCAATCATTTCTGCTAAGAGTTCATATTCTGGAACAACACCAAACAAAACAAACAATCATAAAACTTTCAACGAAGATGACATCTTAGTTTCAAGTCTGTTGTCTGGTAGATATATAAACTCCGACGACAACAAAGGACCTGGAGACATACAAACTGTACCAGTTGTTGAAACATCAGAAAATTTAGTAGTTGAAGAATCAATGTCCATTCCAATCAGCTATCTTGACCTTGACAACTTCTATGTTGTTTTTAGGCTTAAGAATAAGCATGGAGTTATAATTGAAACTACATCCAAGTTGGTAGAACACGGCAAGCAAGTTGCCTTGATGAAAATTCCTTCAATACCTCCGTTGATTGTAGCACCTCCAAAAAGTTCATTCGGTGGAACTACAATAAATCTAAAACAACTTGATCCAAGTGGAACATCAATCAAGTTGTATAGAAAGTCATTTAGCACACTTGAATCCATAAAGGATTCAACTTATTCCTTAGTTGGAGAAGTAAAGTGTACAAGTTCAGATGGTTTTGTTTCTATTTTTGACTATCCAAATTCAATTGACCCAGTTGTTTACAGAGCCATTTCTGTAAACTCTAATGGTTTATTTGGTTCCGAGTTCTCTTCTGTCGTTGTTGAAAACATGAGAGGAACTGTTGCAAAGACATCAGCAATCAATCAGAAGCCATGTTTTGTTACGATAGCAAGTACAATTTTGCCAAGTGGAATTTCTCTAAAGCTAAGCAACTTTCCATCAGAGCCAATAGCTTTTGAACTGAAAAGAAAAGACTTGAGTCTTGGAGAGAAAACTTTCACAAGCATTTCAAATCCAACGCTTTTAGACTCCCTTCAGTCATCATCAATTGTCGTAGAAGACATAAATCTAACTCTAAAACACATATATGAATATGTTGTATTTCTTCACTACAAGACTGGTGAAGTAAAACAATCAAGCTCTAGACATGTAGTAAATTTCAAACCAGTAACTAACAATATCGTTTCTTTGGAAGTAAGTTCGGCAGACATAACTCAATCTGGTGGAAATGAAATTGATGTAACGTTTTCAATCACAAAAAAGATCATTCAAAACTCAGCAGACCAAGTCAAGAATTTTTTGACCAAACAAGGATTTCTTGGAGAATTCCAAGATGACATTATTGCAAACAGAGAAAAACTTGGTAACCTGTTTGCTATCGGACTTAAGAGACATAACTTGTCTACTGGAGAAGTAGAAGACTTCGGAATACTTGAGGATGATGAAAACTTTTCTGACATTCAAGCTGGAGCTGTTAGTGGAGTAAAACCTCTACAAGCAGGATTTGAATACAAGTATATTCTAACTGCGTTTGCAAGAAATATTGAATCTCTGTTGCCTAAGCTTGTAAAGACAAACTCTGATATTCCAAGTTTGGAATATACGTTTACTCCATCTGAGTGGACTCATCCTATTACTCTGGAAGATGGCAACTTGGTTACAGAAGCATCTCTTAAAAGAAATCACTCTAGCAAGTCATTTTCGTTTGGAGCAATTGCAGATATCAAGGAACTTCAAGTATCTCTTTCAGAAGTTTTACCATCTATTTATGATGGCAAAGCCAAGTTCCTTCCTGGACGAAAGTCTGTGTTGGTTCAGTGGAAAATCCAAGGAAATATCAACAAGATAGATCACTTTATCATAGTTTTAGAAATTCTTGGAATGAAAACCATTGTTGGAAAGACTCACAACATTTCAAACTCAAACTACTTCCAATTTCTTGATACACTAGATAACCAAGAAAGTGGAGGACTAACATACTTTATAGTTCCAGTGTACTTTGACTACAGTCGTGGAGTAGAGTTGAAAACAAATCAGGTAATAATATAAAATGAGCTTCTTCGGACTTCAAAGAAAAAATTCTACTGTAAAAACTGGTGACCTGTCAACTCAAGCAGTTGAAACTGCTGAGTCTGAAAGAATCTCTAAGCTTTTAAACAAGAGCAAAAACAAGAGAGGAATTCGTTCAAGAAGAGAACGACGACGTATAAATGCGCAGCAACAACAAGGAACAGTTGTTGTTTCTGTAAGAAATGCAAACAGTCCACGAAACATTGCTGAGAAGCCTTTGGAAAGAATTCGCCCTCGACCTGCACCTGTTGTTATCGAGTCACCAGTTCAGTCTTCTGAACCATCTACTACTAACACAAGCAACTCTTCTTTAAACAAGCCAGCAAACTTACGTTACTCAGATGACATCTTGGATATGAGTGAAATTTCTGTTCTTAACAACCAGTTCGAACCAGTTCAAAAGAATGGAATTTCTGTCTATCGTCCAGAGGTTCTTTGCATTTCCAACTTTTCTCCATTGTATTCATCAAACCTTGGTGAACTAGTTGGAGCAGGAAAACTAATAAACCTTCAGCATCAAATGCTAAATGTTAGAAAAGAAACTCTGTCAAGAACTCTTGCTTCTATAGACGAATGGGATTCAAAGAAAACTCAAGAAGCTTTTGACAACATCAAAAGTTCATTTGAAAAAGAGTTGCAAAGAACTCATAGAACAATTGAGCACTATGACCAGTTCATAAACGCTTTAGAAGTTTCTAAAGAAAATCTTGACATTAGAAACGTTAGATTCTCTCAAGGAATAAACATTCTAAGGTTGTCAGACTTCTTTGAAAAGAACCTTCAGTTTTCAAAGACGAAACAATCGTATTTTTCCAATACGAAATTGTATCTTCAACTATGCTCCGATCTAAGAGCAATTTTAGAAAACTATAGTTTTGGATTGTTGAATCTAAGTGACTCTGATAGAACCAATGATACCAATCCAATAGACATAGACAACACATATACAGTGAAAGACGGATTTACGTTTTCAATTGATTCTATTCGTTCTAACGCAGCACCAGAAAATGCTTCAAATTCTGTTATCTTCAACAAGACAATGAATTCACTTCCACAAGATTCATCAGACAGAATTAAACTTCTTATTACGTTGTTGAGCAAGGAATATAGAGTTTCAAAAAACATGGCTACTCCTTCGATAGCTAAAGTTTTAGTAGAAAAATTTTCACAAACCAACACTGGAAATCCTTTTGACAACATCGTTGGAATTCCTGGTGATACAATTTTTGACTCTCCGGTTGGAGTAGGTTCCTTATCTAGCTTGGCTCATGTTCCAATCTCAGATAATTCAATTGTTCTTCCATTCGAAAGAAAGTATGTTGATGGAGAAACAAAAGGAAAAACCTATGTTCCAGGAAGTTCATATTTCTTTGACACCGTAGTATCCTCAGTAACAAGCCAGCAGTTTAACACAAAACCTTTTGTTGACTTTGCTGACTTGTCAACAAACATAACCAATGATTCTATTGGAATCATCAAGTCTCTTCTTGAGTTGGATTCAAAGCAAGTAGAAGTTTCAAGAATTTCTCCTCAAGTAATGACCAATAGCTTTCTTTCTTCTGTACGAAGTTCAATAGAAGGAATTGTAAACTCCAAAATTATAAGTAAAGATCAAGGAACAACCATTGCCTTGTTTAGACTTGCTAACTCAGACAGCAAGTTAAAAAACATGTTGTTTCAGTTTGCTATATTTTCAGGCATTGCAACTCAAACCAAAGAAGACAACAAACAAGTTTTTGGACAGCTTGCTAAAGAACTAAAGAGTTCTAGTGCAATTTCATATGCTAGAATAATTGCTAGACTATCTGTTGACCTAACAGATACAACCAAACTTGGAATCTTGCAATCATATCTTCAAGACCTGGCTCAAGACATAGAAGATAGAGTATTTTTACTTGTAGCTGGAAGAGAGATTCCAAAGAGAAACTTGTCAACTCAAACTTCTCAACAGTTTGGTTTGGATAACTCTTTTTCTAATCTTGATACTCTTGGAAATGCTGATTTTAATCCAGATAGAAGAACTCTTTTCCTAAATGAAGGGGACATAAAAACTATTCTAATGTCAATGATGGTTCCTGGAACAAGAGCTTCTACAACCATAATGAGAGAATTTCTAAACCTATCTAACGAACTTGCTGCTGGAGCAAGTGTCAATGGAATTGCTTCTTATCTAATTCCAGATGATTCTGGAAGAACCAGATACAACTTCCTTAGTACAAGTATGCAACTACTTCTTGTTTTCGAAACCTTGTCAAGTTTCGTTATGAAGTACGCCTCATCAGAATTTGGAAAGTCAAGATATCAAAACAAAATTGTTCTTGATATTGATGTAAAGTCCAACAACTATATGGTTGGAGCAATTTCTCAAGCAATTCGTTCTAATCCTGAAACAGTTAACCTAACTCCAAGAACTCCATCATCTAGTCCAACTGCCAGAGAAAATCTTGCATTTACTGCTGCTTGGAATGCAATGATTCAATACGCAAAGACTGGAGTAAAGCCGCAGTTGGCTGGAGCAGGAACAATCTCTAGAGGTCCTACTGCAACTCCAGTGAATGCTCCAGAAGTTGTTCAGCAAACTCCACCTGGACCTGAACTCATTGAACTAAAGAACTCCTTGTTGCTTCTTATAACCAAGATAAAAGATGAAAACAAAGTTGTAATTGAAATTCTCAATTTGTTTTCTCAAATTGTAAGTCAGCTACGTAACGCAAAAACAGTTTTGTTGAATACTTTTAATTCCTCAACTTTGGAAAGCTTCTTGAAAGAAAATTCTACACAAGATTTGGCTATTATTAAAAATCCAACTCAAGTAAGAACTTCTTCTTATCTTCTTGGAGAACTGTTGAATGCATCCACAGATAAAACCACGGAGAATTCTAAATCAGATGTGTCTGTTTATGACTCCTTGATAATCAATGACTATCCAAGTAGACAACACCTAGACATGATGTTGTCCTTGCTAAAGGAACCAAAATATGGTTATGCTACTCAAGCAGATGAACGACTTAGAATCGTTACCATTGGTATTCCAGCAGGTTTGTCTCAAAAACTATCCGAACGACTAAACCTAAGCAAAATAGAAAAAGAATCTTTCATTGGAAGACAGTCTGATGTAATCAAAGTCAACATCTACAAAAGAGATGCAAGATTTGATGACATCGTGTTCAAACCAAAAACATTTCTTTTTGACTTGAGCTTGTTTCAAAGTGCTCAGCAAGTTAACAATGTTGAACCAAGACTTGGTGAAACTTTTGATATCTTGCTAAACAGAGCAAAACTTACTGACTATCAGAATCCAAAACACAAGAAACTAATTGGTGTAGATTCCATTGTTCAAGATGATTCCTATTCGTTCTTGACTTCTAGTCAACGTAAAGAACTCATTAGAAACCATATTGAGAGTTATTTGCTAGAGACATATCTCATGTTAGTTTCTAACATGAAGTTAAACGAACAAAACTTTACTGAGGCTGAGTCTCCAGTGGTTGGTTCTAACATAAACGCTTCACTAATGTCACTGGTAAGATCCTATGTTCAAGATATTTATGGAGAAAACCTTGGCAACAGTTCTGTTGATAGTATTCTAAGAAGCCAAACAGTAGATGTTGGAGTTCAAGATATAATTCGACTAGTTTCTTTTGGAAGTAAAATGTTTGAACCTGTATCTGTAAGACAACAGATTGTTGGATCCAAGCTTTTCGACAGAGTGTTTCATATACCAGTAACGACAGAAAACTTTGAAGTTGACTTTGAACTTACTAGAGCTACCGACTCTGGAAGAAAGGCTATTGTACAAAACTTTATTCAACAGAGACTACTAGAAACGCCAGATGGAAATCTCCAGTTCTCTAATCAGTCACTAGAAACAGCTCAAGCTGATATAGTGTTTGCAGACTTCTTTGTAACAATAGAAACAGATTTTTAATATGCCTAAATCATTACCAAGCATCAAGTTCGCAATAGTAGATGCTCCAGAAGTTTCTGGATTTGAAGTTGGATTTGTTTACAACTTCTTTACTCCAGATGAGTCTGTTAATGAATCTGGTTTAGTTACTCAAAAATTCATTGCAGAAAGAACAGCAATAAACTTCAAGCAAAGCTTTATTGACTCATCGAATTTTAACAGATTTGTACCAAGATACAACAAGATTACTTGGCAACCTTCACTTGTAAACAACAACACCAGTTTACCAAACGTATCAATTGCAAACAACCTAAGCAAGATATACAATGAAACGTCTTTTGCAATTGAACAGTTTTCAAGTGTTCAGTTTCAGGATACAAACTTCAGAGAACGATCACGTTTCTTTATTAGCAGATTGTCAGAAGAAATACAAGAGAAAGATTCAAAAGAGTCTTTGTCTCTAATGGATGTTGCAAAAATCGTTAATGAAAAAACTCCAAATTCAATTTTGCCTGAAACAATCACTGAGGGTCTAGACGGAGGTTCTGACTTCAATGGACAATATTTCTTTAGTCCAAAGTCAGGACAACAAGTAACAAATCCAAATATCTTTTCTGAAACATCTAAGGTTGGTTTTAGAGCTCAGATAAACAACAAAATTTTAAGCAAGGTTATCAACACCTCTATAAATTCCATTCTTTCAACAGCCAACCAAGACTTGACAACAGCTCAAGACAATGCAAAGCAAATACAAGAAAAAACTATTGCAGAGTCTCCAAGTTCTCTTCTAGATGGAAGAGACTTTGACTTTGAACTAAGAGACTTTGTCACTGTAGAAGCTATAGATACCGACAGTTTCGAGCCTGTTTCAAGAGTTGTTGGGTATATCATCAACAAAACAGAAATAACATCTGACGGACTCATCATTGTTCATGAGCCAATTATTGTTGAATCTGCATTTGTTAACTCAACGGTTGACCTAAAAATCAAGTATGGTTCAACTTATGAATATACGATTCAATCCGTTGTTCTAATAAAGATTCAAGCAGAAGACGTACAAGAAGGTCAAGTAGTTGCAGTTAGCTTTTTGGTTTCCTCAAAGCCAAGTTTTATTAGAACAGTTACATGTAAAGAAAATGTACCTCCACCGCCTCCAGCAGACTTCAATGTTGAATGGGACTATGACAAAAACATGCCACGTCTATCTTGGAACTTTCCTGTTACTACACAGAGAGATATAAAGTATTTTCAGATATTCAAAAGGAATTCAATCAAGGAACCATTTCAACTCATAAAGATGTATGACTTTGATGACTCGGTTGAGCCAATAGAACTTACAGAAACTCCTGAACCAAGACTTGTTGAAAAGCTACAGAGTCCAAAGAATATCTATCACGACTACAAGTACGTCATTGAACAGTTTACTCAAACTCCAAGTGTAATCTATGCAGTTTGTGCTTTAGATGCTCATGGACTTTCTTCTGGTTACTCTATGCAGTTCAAGGTTTACTTTGATAGATTCAAAAACAAGCTCATCAAAGAAATCATTTCGAACTCAGGTGCTCCAAAAGCATATCCAAACATGAATATTCTAACAGATACATTTGTTGACAGCATCAAGGATTCCAATCACAAGAAACTAAGAATAGTGTTTAACCCTGAATACTTGAAAGCTGTAGATGCAAAGGGGAATGATCTGAAGTTAATCAAAACTGGTGAAGGTACAAAGTACAGACTTCAGATGATTAACGTAGACCTACAAGAACAACAAGTATTTGATATAGAAATCAAAGATACCACAGCAAAGATTTGATTGACAATCTTTTTTGGCATATTGGAAACCAATTCAAAAACATAGGAAGTATATACTTATACTATAGTTACAAGCATAACATCTATTCATGGAGCTTAAATGGGATTTCTTCAAAACGACACCAACAACATTATACTAGACTGTGTTCTAACAGACAAAGGAAGAGAAGCTCTTGCCAGAAACGATGGATCTTTTTCGGTTGTGAAGTTTGCTCCAGGCGATGATGAAGTTGACTACTCAATCATTCAAAAGTTTGGAAGAACTGTTGGAAAGGAAAAGATTGAAAAGAACACTCCAATTCTTGAAGCTTTGACCAACCAGTCCTATGCACAGAAGTTTCGTCTTATCTCCGTGTCAAACCCAAACCTTATTCGTCTTGCTAACTTGGAAATCAACGGAGAGGGAGTAAACTCAACAACCAAGGTTGTTTCCATTGGTAACACTACAGTCAAGAGAAGAAGTGTAACTGTTTCTCAAAACATTACAAATGAATCTTCTATTGACGTTGAACTAAGAGACCAGTCTTTCCTTGTTGAAGTTTCTAATCAGTTTCTTCAAATTGTAGGTTCAACACCAGCAAGCATTGACTCCAGACAGAGAGCTACGTATATCTTGACCAGAGATGCTGGTGAAACCTCTGTTGGTGGTTCAAGAGTTACATTTACTCTTGCTACAAAGGCAATTACCGAATCAGAGTTCCAAATCTATGGAGCTTCTTACAACAAGAGTCTTATCTCAACATTCGTTAAAATTTCAGGAGTAGCATCTGGTGCAGTTCTTGAACTAGAAATTCAAATTTCAAAAGACAACTGACGAGACATTCCGTACCCTCTGACTCATACTTAGAGTAACCTAGAAGAACCCTTCTGGGTTCTTTTTATTTAATTCAACTCTAAGAAAGAAATAAGTCAATGCAAACAAACTACAATGAACAATCTCTAAAGTCAGGAATATATCAAATTAGAAACTTAAACAATGGAAAGGTATATGTTGGAAGTGCCAAGCATTTTAAATCAAGATATTACCAACACATTAAATCTCTAGAGAAGGGTTCTCATCATAACAAACACTTGCAATCTGCCTTTAATCTAGAAGGAACTGATACGTTCATCTTTGAAGTTTTGGAAGTTGTACAGGGAGAACAATGTGATAGATTGTTAGTTGAACAAAGACGCCTTGATATGTATTTGGAGAATTGGGAGTTGTGTTACAACTTCAAGAAACAAGCAGAAGCTGATTCACGTTCTTGTTTTTCTAAAACACCAGAAGAAACAAGAAGGCGTATGTCGGAAGCTATAAACCTTCACTATTCAAATCCAGAAAACAGATTGAAACAATCGCAAAGAATGAAGGGTATTAAGAAAAAACCTTTCACAAAAGAACATTGCGAAAACCTTGGCAAAGTCCATCTTGGAAGAGTTTGTAGTGAACAAACAAAACAGAAAATGTCTGAATCTGCAAAACAGAACTGTCAAGACCCTGAACACATCAAGATGAAATCTGAATCTGGTAAGAAAAGATGGGAAGAACATCCTGAACATAAAGTTAGAGCATCTGAAACCATGAAAGAGCACTACGCCAAAAACCCAGAAGCAAAAAAGGCGATTTCAAAAACCACCAAAGAACGTTGGAATGATCCTGAATATAAAGCAAACCTTATTAAGGTGCTGACTGGTCAGAAACGCTCAGATGAAACCAGGGCAAAGATATCAGAAATAAAAAAAGGAAATACGTATAATAAGAAGACATATACGTTTATGAGTCCAGATGGTAATGAGTTTATGATCTCTAACCTTAAAGATTTTTGTGATTCAAACGGGCTATCAGCAAAAAGCATGTATCGGCTATGCTGGTCTACAGATAGAACCCATCATAAAGGTTGGAAGTTTGTAAACAAAAACAAGTAGATGAATACTTAGTTTTACCTAAGATATTCTACGTAATAGAACATATAATTAAGAATTAGAAACAGAGGGTACTACAATTTCAGTCTTTAAAGAATTCTCCCAAGATGACATCAAAAGCAGCAAGTCATTTCTAAATCAACTTGTTGACATCATCAATACAGACATTTCCTCTTCTGCAACACGAAGACAGTTTCAAGTATTTGTAACTGGAGGTGTTGGTCCAGGTGTAACTTCGTCTATTTTCCAGACCGTGTATGACCAAGACTTTACACTTCAAACGGCTAACCCAATTTTTGACATAACCTTCGGTGTTCAAAGTGGATCTGAAGTTGTTCAAAACTTGAACCCAACAATTGACTCAAATGGCAAGTATCTGTTCCCACAAACATCGTTGATGATGCGTGAGAAGATGGACGTTTATCGTTTATTTGCTCAAGACCTTCTTGGTAACTCTAATGCAGTTTTCACTGCAACATCTGGAAGTAACTCAACAGAAATCAAAGAAGCAATTTTCTTTGCATTCAAGAGACTATTTGCTCGTGACCAAATCAAAAGAGAAACGTTTGCGATTAGACTAAATCCAACTGCTTCAGCTACTACTGGTGGAAAGAACCTTAATGTTGTTGGAACATCAACAACAAAGATTTTTACTGACATCAATTCATCTGTAAATAAGGAGTTTGAATTTGGTGGACAAGTTTCAACCGTGGTTGACTCTGCAAACACTGGTGTTCCTGTTGGTCTTTTGTTCCTTGACAAGGGCGTGTTAGTTCTAGATGCCTCTCGTTCATTTGACCAATCAGTTCTTCTTACTGGTTCTATTGGTGCAGTTACATCTACGGGAGAAGCTACCTTCTCTGGTTCTCTTGGAAGACTAATGTCTTCTGCTTCTATGGATGACTTCTTGAATCACATAACAAGCACAAGATTCTCTGGATCTGATTCCACGTCAATTGCTTTCCAAAACACTACAAACATTAACTCAACATTGTTCTTTGCAAGACTTGCAGCAGATGAGTTCAACTATTCTTCAAACCCAACATTCATTGACTCAGAAAATAGAATTGTAGTTATTGACGATGGTCAAGAAGAAATTCAAAGATCATTTACGTTTGTAACAAGCATTGGTCTGTATGATGCTTATAACAACCTCCTTGGAGTAGGAAAGCTTTCTAGACCTGTTTTGAAGGATGATGAAAAAGATCTAACGATCAAGTTGAGAATTGACTACTAATAGAGAGAGTTTAAAGTGTGTCTCTATACAAACTTACACCAGATGACTTTGAGTTCTTTACGCTCGAAACAAACCCAAAGAGAACTTATACTTCAAGTTCTCTAGGTGGTATTACTGGTTCTGTTAACCTCTTCGCTAGAAGGTCTACCATAGAAAAAGATGTCTTTGCTTCTGTAGATATTTCTTCAGATACACTTCCAGTATTCAAAGATGAGAGTCTTGAATCTGTTAGAAAGATAGCAGTTGACTCTACTTCTAGTAATATTAGTGGAGATGTAGAAGCTTACTTGAGCTATGTTCAAAACACAGATTCTTCTATTCGCAAACAACAAAAACTGGAGATTTACAGATTCAATCCACCATTTAGATTCAACTCTAACTTTTTGAGAAAGAGCTTTATTAGAACAACCTTGATGCCAAGTGTAAGAACTGTATATCCAAGAGCTTCTTGGAATTTTACTAACTACAATACACTAAACTTTTTTACTGCTTCAAACGTACCACAAGATTCAGTATTTCTATACCCAAATCCAGTTAAAGACAACTCAATAGATTCCAACTATCAGATTTCAGGTTCGTTCTCTTTTGATTTCTGGATTAAACCAAAATATACAACTGTTAGTGAAGGTATTGATTATAAACCTGGATCTATAATGCACCTTAGTAATTCTTACTGCGTAAGTCTTCACTCAGGTTCATCTAAAGACATTTTTGGACTGCCAGATAAATTTAGAATTGGTTTACAACTTGGACCAGACACAAACACAAGTCCAAGATTGTTATCACAAACTTCTCCTGTTGGAAACCTAACATTCTTTTCAAGTAACAATTCTCTTCCAAAGAATGAATGGAGTCATGTAACCATAACATGGGCAGGTCATGATAAAAACAATGGTTCTGGTTCATTCTATATTAATTCTGTAAAGGATTCAACGTTCTCTGTTACAGAGAGTTTGTTCTTAGGTCACTATACTGGTTCTAGAGATCCAAGTGTTCTTTGCGTTGGAAACTACTATGAAGGTCAGAATGATGGAACCAATTCGATGGATCGATTCTTTGCTGCTGATCCAGCACTGAGAGAAGGCCTTGTAGAACTAAGTGGAGTAGGAGGAGTTGACTATCCTGTTACATCTTCTTTTACTCATCCACTAAATGCAGAAATTCACGACATCAAACTTTATGACAAGTACCTGACTACATCAGATGTTGAGTTGTTACAAAGTCAAGGTCCAGACAATTTAGACAACATAAAGTTTTTTCTTCCTCCATTCTTTACAGAAGAATCTCCTTATAGACAAAATGTTGGAACTTATGGAGGAGAACCTGTTACTCCTTTCTTTGAAAAAGATGCATCTACAACAACGCCGTTTGCTGCGCAGATGGCATTTTCTTGTGGTGGTCACTACATCAATCTAGAAAATTACACAAGAGACTTAGCAACAGGAAACTATCCAAGACTCTGGAGTCTTACTGGTTCTGTTTGGAGTCCACCATCAACTACAATTCTTTCAGCTAATGATTTCTTGTATGCAACTGGTTCAAACATCAAAAGACTTTATCAAGTTCTTCCTTGCGACAATGGACAGTTCAATCCAAACTTTGGACTCATGTCAAACTTGTCTCAGTCTATGTTTGTAAATGACCTTGGTAACTCAGAACCTGGCGTTGTAACTCTAAACAATATGGTTTCAGATGACTTTGACTCAAGGTCTATAGTTGTTTCTGGTTCCATTCTTGATGACATTCTTGGAGCCTCTCCCGATGACCTTTCTACTCTTCCAGGTAACTCTTTAGCTATACTTCACAGAACTAGAGATTCATCTAGTAACCAAGTTGTTATCTTTGACATAAGTAACATGTTTTATGGTATGGCAATCAAACCAAAAACTTTGGTTCTTAAAGATCCTTCTCCAAGATTCTCTTCTGAACCAATTACTCTAAAAGATGACGGAAGAGGAAACTTATATAGAGCTGATTGTTCCATAACTTCGTCTCTCATTACTTCTGCTCATCCTACATGGGCTTCTGTTGGAAACATCTTCTATGATGAAGGTCTTGTTGTAATCAAGTCACCTCAACTTTATTTCTTTGGAGAGGAAAACTTTGAATTAGAATTCAAAGGAGAACAGAATATTCATGTTTATACTGTCAATGCCTTTGCTAGAGCTATGACTCAAACAAGTTCTTCTAATCCATCTTATGTGCCTATACAAGATGACCTTGCAAATGAACCAGACACTAAAGCTGTGTATATAACAGATATTAATATCCATGATGAAAATCTGAATGTTATCTCAAGGTCTAGACTAGCTCAGCCTGTACTGAAACGATCAGGAGATAAGATTTTATTCAAGATAAAGTTAGACTATTAATTTTGAGGTCATACACATACTTAACCGTATGACTATAGTATCTGACGCCAAAACTCCGAATCGTTTAGTTGTGTTTGAATGCAACCATTGTAAAATTCACTTTGAACGTGGAACAAAAACTAAACCGAAGATAGACTACAAGGTTCTACTCAATGACAAGCATTATTGTTCATTGCCTTGTGCATACTCAGGAAGAGAGATAAAACACATTATTGAAGTTAATTGTAATCAATGTGGAAACTTAGTATCTAAACCAAGAGCAGTAAAAAAAGAAACTAATTTTTGCTCACGAGAATGTTATTGGATCTATAAACAAACTGACTCAAGGTGTAAAGTCCCACGAGGAATTTGTTCTGAAGAAACAAAACAAAAAATTTCTAAAGCGAACAAAGGAAAACAAGCTAGACTAGGTTCAGTCTTGTCTGATAAAACCAAAGCAAAAATCTCTAAAGGAAATAAAGGAAAATTGCCTGGTGACAAGAACCCAATGTGGGGCAAGACTCATACACAAGAAGTAAAAGAAGCAATGTCTGAGATTATTTCCAGAGAGATGATTTCTGGTAAGCGTAAAGGTTATGGTAAAAACAATCATGTTACTGGTTGTTACTTGTCAACAAAGACAAATAAAGAAATGCATTATCGTTCTTCGTGGGAACTAGCAACTATGCGATGGCTTGATTCAAATGCTGTTGTTCAAACATATCAATATGAATCTATTCGCATTCCATATCTTACACAAGAATCAGAAAGACAAGTTCAAAGACATTATGTTCCAGATTTTTTAATTGAGTTTACTTCAGGTAAAAAAGAGTTATGGGAACTAAAACCAGAGAAACTCTCACAAAACGAAAAAACAAAAGCTAAAGTCTGCGCAGCTAATGAGTTCTGTGTCAATAACAACATGTCATTTAAACTCTTACACAAGCAAGATTTGTTAGATGCACAGATTCTTATATACTAACTCTTATAGTGGTAGTCTTCCACTTATATCTAATTGCGAATATAGAATATGACTAGTTGTTTATTAACAAAATTTCATGTGTTATTGTTAAATTCACTATGAGTACACAAACTACTGAATACATACTTTGCGATGTTGAAACTGGTGGAAGAGATCCAGTTAAGCACTCACTTCTCTCTTTATATATGACTTTGGTCTATTTCGAAAATGGTGTTCCAACACTAAAGCTAGACGAAGCAGACAGAGAAACTGATAAACAACTTGATTTATTTGAAGGAACATATGGAGGCTTTGTCAACTCCAATGCAATGTCTCTTTTAGTAAAACCAAATTCTGGTAACTATGTTGTAGAGGCAGAGGGTCTTGCAATAAACAAGATTGACTTGATTCAGCATGACAAGTATGCTATTACATATGACAGAGCTGGAGACTGTCTTGTAGACTATCTGTTATCAATTCGTAAGAAGAGTTTTTATGACTCAACAAAGATTCACAGATTTGTCTTTATGGGTTGGAATCCAGAATATGATGTAAGAGCAATTACTGAACACCTGTTGTCTAATAACCAAAGAGCCAAGGATGTTTTCAACGCAACAATGTCCTATTCGTCTTTTGATGTTAAATCTATTGCGATGGCAAACAAAGAGCTTGGACTCTTGCCTGCTGATCTACATCTAAGTCTTGGAAATGTTGCAAGATTTTATAATTTGGATACAGAAAATACACATAATGCACAAGCTGACTGTATGCTAACCTTAGAGGTACTTAAGTGCCTTCTCGAAGACCAAAACAAAAATAGAAAGTTTGACTAAGTGAAATATCAAATTAACATTGACCCACGTATTTCTTTGTCTCCTGATGAAAAAGCTATTGAAATTCCATCGTTCGTTAAATTTACTGGTGAATTCAGCGAAGAATCCGCAGCTAAGTTTAGATCTGAACTAAACATGGCAGAGTCTCATGCAAGAGCCTCTAAACAAGAGATTATTCCAATCATCATTGATTCCTTTGGTGGTGAAGTTTATTCCCTTCTTGCCATGATTGATGCCATTGATGCTTGTGAACTTCCTGTTGCAACAATCGTCGAAGGCAAGGCAATGTCTTGTGGAGCCGTGCTGTTTACCATGGGAGCTGAGGGTCACCGTTACATGGGTTCGAATGCCACAGTTATGATTCATGATGCCTCATCTATGACTTGGGGCAAAGTTGAAGAAATGAAAATTGGCGTTGCAGAAACAGAACGTCTTAATAAGATTCTCTTTGAAAGAATGGCTAAAAATTGTGGACATAAGAAATCTTACTTTGAAGATTTAATTGCGAAGAAAAAACATCAAGATTGGTTTCTAGATGCAAAAGAGGCAAAGCAACACAATATAACCAATCACACAAAACTTCCAGTAATGCAAGTTGACATTGTAATGAAGCACTCATTCGGACTTCCTACTTCTTCAAAAAAGAATTCAAACGTACAAGAATAAGGAGAAATATTCTTGACAAGTTGATATGTTTCTGATATAATCAGAGCATGTCTACACAAAGAATATTAGTAATCGGAGATGTCCACGGATGTCTCAATGAACTCCAAGGGCTTTTAAACAAAGCCAAATATGCACCTGGAGAAGACAGGTGCATTATTGTTGGCGACCTTGTTGATCGTGGACCTTTGTCAGTAGACACAGTTAAGTGGTGTAAAGCCAATGACATTGAAGTTGTTATTGGCAACCACGACGACAAGTATGTCAGATACCACGAGCACGAATTGAAGTGTAAGGAAGATTCGAAGTACAAGAATCCAATGAACTTTGGAATCAACAAACATGAAATCTATTCTGGACTTGTTGAGACTGGTTTGATTTCTTGGCTAGGAACACTTCCTTCTTGGTTGTATCTAGAAGACTACAACGCCTATGTTGTCCATGCAGGTCTACTTCCAGACAACCTAACTAAGCTTGAGTTTCATCCACGCAGAGCACATCTGTATTCTAGATTCTTCAACGAGAGAACAAGTAAGATGTTGTCTCTTACTGAAGATCATGTTCAGCCAGCCAATTCGGTTCACTGGACTTCTTTGTACAAGGGAAATGAAAACATCATTTACGGACATCACTCTTTTGGATTTGATGCTGCTCATGTTGTGAAGTATAGTTCTGGAGTTAGAACCATTGGTATTGACACTGGATGTTGCTTTGGTGGAAAACTGACTGCTCTTGTTCTAGAAGGTTCTACTCCTAACTTTGTAGACACATACGTTCAAGTACAAGCAAAGAAGACATACCATGACATCAGAAGGTCCAAACAGTAAAAAGGATCCAATCTACTCAGAGAAGTTTGACCTACTAGAAGTAGGTGACTTGGTTCAGTTGAAATACTTGTCATTCAAAGATGAGAATTTTGAACAACTAGTAAACTACGTTAATTCTAACACTCTGGGAATTGTACTAGAAACCTTTTATTCCAAAAAGGAACCTTATCATGATTTCTGGTCAGTTCCTATTATGGTACTGATTGATGGAGCCAAGTATAAAACTCCAGCTAAAAACTGGATTAAAAAGTGAAACACAAAAAGCACTCTACTTAATTGTACGAGTGCTTTTTTCTTGACTAAGATTTACACTATCCCTGGTGGTGACTCAAGTACCTTGTATAACAACAAGGTTTACGATTCGTTTGAAGCAGGTGAGCTTGTAAAGCTGTATTCTGAAGCACCACTTGGTGATCCAATTTTATTTGTTGAACATGACCCACTGAATGCGGTTATGTTTAGGATCATATCCAAAATAAAAGTTGTTCCAAACAACACGGTTGTTTTCTTGCTTGAGGACTATGGTCCAACTTCTTCTACTGGAATCATAAAGATTCTGTTGCAAGAACAACGTTTCTTGTGTATGGTTTCTCAGCTCAGAAAGCTTTGACATGTTTACGCTGTCTAGTAACGCTTGTAATGAGTGGTAGTAGTAATGGAACAGGATTTAGAACAGACTTTGGTAAAGGTCCATCAAACCTCCACTTTGGTCGTTGTTTTGTATTGTGTCTATATAGTTCAAACCTTAGTCTAGTATCTCCTTGTTCTGATTTGGATGGTTTAGAGAACCAGGAAACAGTCTTGCCAATAGGTTGACCTCTAGAAACTTTCATTCCTACTTCTATTTCGTCACAAGGTTCAATGTTTCCATAACAGACAACTCCATTGTCTCCTGCAACTAATAAAGCCTTGGAAGATGAAATCCAAGGCTTCTTTTTATTGTCGAAAAAGGTTTCAATTGAAACCACAATTCCAGATTCTACTGCATAGATACTAACGTTTGGCAAACATACAATATCTATCCCGCATTTTAGTAAATTGGGATTATGATATTCCTCAGAACCAATAGAATTGGGTTGCCCTGCTCCAACAGGAATTCTAATATCTGCTCCTTGTCCTAGTGGATTATACCAAAAGGTTTCTTGTAAAGGTTTAGTTTGCTCTGTCAGTTCGACAGAGGAAAAGCTCAAAGTCATGGTGTAATAATTTTTTTCTCCCTTTTGTTCTTTATTGTAGGAACTATAGGTGTTGTAATAAGGTACTTGCTAAGTCGTGTAGTCATTACCGAAATAGCTTGTGGATTTTCATCAATCAGAGTTACATTTCGATTATGCTTTAATGCAGCATCTCCAAAAGAACCTGATCCAGCAAAGAAGTCTAAAAGTTCATCTCCAGGATTGGAGTGAACCTTTACAATTCTTTCTAAAATTGCCATTGGTTTTTGTGTAGGGTAACCAACTCTTTCTTTACCCTGAGTAGGAACTATCGTGTTCCACCAAACAGATGTTGGAGTCTTACCTATTGCAGCCTTTGCCGCTCCAACCAGCCCAGGAGCCAAATAGGGAATTCTATCTATGTCTCCGTAGTTGAAGGTATAGTTCTTGTGATCCTTGGCATAAAACAAAATCGTGTCGTGTTTCTGAGACCACCTTCGTTTGCTACGACCGCCGTAATCATAGGACCAGCAAAGTTCGTTGATAAAACATTTTCTTGTGAATATAGTATCACATAAAACTTTGACATAGTGGATTTCTCTATAATCCATGTGAATAAAAAAAGAACCACTTGGTTTTAGAACTCTATATGCCTGTTCTATTCTAGGCTTAATCCAATCTATAAACAATTCACCAGAGATTAGATCTGTAAATGATCCATTTTTATCTGAAAAAGTTTTATTGCATCCATATGGAGGATCAATATAAATTAAATCAAATGAATCATCTTTTATTTTTTTCAATTCATCTAAGTTATCGCCAAAAATTATCTTATATGTATTACTCATGTTCCAACTTCCAAATAAAACCGTAAGCTGTTTTATTTCTACCACTTAAACATTCACTGATCGAACTACTTTTAAGTTTTTTATTTAAACCCTGTAAAGCATCCATAATAGAGTCCCATTTCTTAATGAAAACTCCATCTAAAGAAAATTGATACACTTCTTTTTTAGAAGCTTTTGAAATTGCTTCTTTGTGTTCTTTGGATATGGTTGAGCCTTTTCGACTTGGAGGTAAATGATTCATTTCTTTGAAACGTATACTCATTTTTTGGCAATAATCTTGTCCACGTTTTTTACCAAGCCATCCTGGAGGCTTATTACCTATAGCCTTTTGTGCATTGCCAATATTTCTTTTATGTTCATCTGTAAGCTTAATTCCAGTTCTTGTTGGAGGTTTATCTGCTATATCGTTTTTGTTATAGAGTACATCTAAAGACCAAAACTTAGTAAGATATTGTTGTTCAATCAACAACAGACTATCAACATTAACAAACTCCAAAATTTCGAATTTAAAAAATTCTTCTCCAGATTTATTCCAAGCATTTTGGAGATGTTGGTTTGTATGACAGTTTTTTCTTAAGAGTCTTTTGTGAGATGAAAATCTGTTTGAAAAATTATTGGTTGAACCAATGTATTTCTTATCATTGATAAGATTTCTTATTTGATAAATTCCTGATTTTGAGTTTGTCATAAGTTGATTTAACGACCAAGAGCCACTTGGTTAGAGTGGCTCAGTTAGAATTCGAATACGTTATTTAGTGCGGGACTTCTGTACTTGGCAAATCCTGTGTGTGAAACAATATTTGGCTTTGGATGAAATTGAGTTTTTCCGTGTGAGTGACCTTGGAGGATTGTTAGCTTCTTTTCTGGATATGAAGCCATTATCTTTAAAAGAGCATCTCCAAGGTGTTTATTGGAAAAGTGAGGCATCCAGTGGTTGTCAGAAATCATTCCATTGTAAACTGAGTTTTCTGGAAATGTTGGAACATGAGTAGCAAAGAACACATGAGAGTTACCTGCATCAAACGCTAGAGGCAAAACCTTTTCTGCATAGTCTGCCGACTCTTTAGCAAGCTCTTGTAACTTGTCAAACAAGTCTTGTCTTGGTAGAAGTTTAAGATCTGTAATGCACCTATAATCAGGCATTATAACCTCAGACTTAAACCAGTCTGCATAGAGTCCATCATACCAACCGTCATGTCCACACAGGGCAACGTCAGAAGTTAGTTGAACAAAAGAGTTTGGACCATTATTTGGAGTTGCTCCAGGTAACCAAGTTCCTGTGTGCTTCACAAGTTGCTTACCATGTTCATTGAAGTTTGACCAGTTGGCAACCATGTTTACTCTAACTCCGGTAAATGTTGAACCAAAGTAGTCGTGGTTACCAAGAACAAAGAACACTGGAGCCTTCACAGACTGAGTCAGAAACCTCATGTAAGCATCAATGGTTGGACCTTCAGCAATGTCTCCAGTAATGACCAGAGCATCTATGTCTTGATTGTTGATTTTGCCATATAGACTTCTAAGTCCTTCAATGTGGACAAAGTCAAGGTGTGGATCTGTAATCCATCCAAGTCTAAATTTTGTAGTCATAGTTTATACTTCGCAAGAAGGATTGTGAGGAGCTAGTGCTTGTGCAATTTCTTCAAATCCATTTGATTCGAGAAATATGAATGCATCTTTTTTGCTAACAACTTGATAGGTGTATTCAGAAGGTGTTTTAATTCCAGGCTTCTTTAGAATCCATGAACCCTTGATTGTCATCAAAAGTTCTTCTCCTACCGTTGTTTGGCTTGGATAAAATTCACAAGCACTTGGATGAAACCACTGATTTGAGTTTATGTAAACTACTTCTTCTGGATCAAGAGAAGCAAGTCGGAATGCTTCAGAGTAAACCATTGTAGAACCATTGGATAAATTAGAACCAGAATTTGAATGGTGATATCTAGTTGATATGTTTTTTTCTAGATAGTCATCAAGTTGTTGTTTCGTCATTGACGTAACTTGAAGATTGTTATCTTGGGTGTTGTCTTTTTCTCGCTTAGTAAGCTTATCTTGGGCTTCAGGACCTTGAATTGCAGGCATTGTAGTTGTTATGTCCTCTGTCAAAGAGGACATATTTTGCTCTACAACTTTAGGAGCAACTACCAAGTTAGTTGCAACGCTCATTGGAGGTGGATAGGAACTTGTACGAACGGACATTGCTTTCCATGCAGCTTCTTTTTGAAGTTTGTGTGATTTTATGATAAAAAGCAAACAGCTTGACAACATCACTATCACTATGATTAACAGGGCTTCCATGTCCCTGTTAAATACCCACCAAATTCAAAGTATTCTCAAAAATACTTGTTAAAGTTCTCTTCTAGAAACTTGGAGTCATTAGTAACTACTGCTTCATAGTAGTCATAGTGTTCCCAGCCATGCTTCTTCAAAAAGCTTCTAAGGTCACTAGGGTTTACTTTGTTGATAAGTGTTTCCAAATCAGCAAAGGACAAACGAGTAGAAGTAGTCTTGGTGATAGTCATCCTTAGATTATAGCATAATCTAAGCTACTTTTAAAGTCAAAGTTTGAAAAAGATCTCTCCAAATCTTTTTATTGCCTCTGACACAGTTAGTGGAGACTTGGCTAAGTAGACTACTCCCTCTGAGTAGGTGAAAGACTTTCCAACGCTAGCTTTCTTCTTAGACTTCTTTAGATTGGTAAAGTAGTTGTCAGCAGCAGTGGTTGGAGACGTGGCATTAAAAGAAGCTACAACTCCACCAGAGGAATCAAGGTAGTAAGCTTTAGACTCTGAACCTTGAGGTTTAAACAAAAACGACTCTTGATCAAACTGTCTAGCCAAACTTTGTCCGAGTTCTTTCAAAGGATCAGAACCTTGTCCTGGTTCTCCCTTGCCTCTCTTGAAGTTGGTAATGATGAATGACTTCTCTTTTACTTCCTGTCTCTCTCCCTGTTCATTGGTTTCTACGAATCCACCCCAAACAGGAATATAGGAATATCCAGAAGCATCTATGGCTTTCTTCATGTCATTGGTACGACGAACGTTTTCAACGTAGTCATATTCTCCTCGTGAAGCAGAGATGATTATGTATCCTGCATCAGAGTGAGTTCCCAACATTTTTTTGAGAGAAGTTTCTTGTAGGTTTACCTTTACTAAAGATGGATTTGTAGTTGATGTTGACATCGTTTTAAATATGTTCCTAAGTCAAAGTAAAAGCCAAGCTGCTGAAAATATGACACACGTCATAATCATGAATATCCAAAATATCTGAGCAGCTACGTAGAGAACGTCAAGGAGTGTATGGAAGAATTTCATAAATCTTTGGATCCAAAGAGTAAGTATAGTTCAAACAACTTCGACAGACTAGAGAATATGTCATCTGGGTGATTGTCAACCAAAAACTTCAAGTAGTCTCTAGATACAACCTCTGCATATCCCTCACGTATTACTCCTGGTGTGTATATAACCTTTTCAAGGTCTTCCATAACCTTGTCCGACACAAGTAGCTCATAGGCACTCAGTAAAAACATGGTGCCTGGATTGTTCTGAGAAGGCAATGACAACTTGATTATGCTATAAACGATTTCAGCCTTGGCAAGGTCAAGAATAGGCTGGTAGTGGATCTCTTCCTCTAACTCTCTCAGAATGGCAGCTAGGGGCGTTTCTGACGCTTCTACGTGTCCACCAAAGAGGCACACGGTTCTGTGTTGCTTGGCAAACTTGTAGGACGAATCCTTACGTTGTATCAGAAACTTGGTTCTGTCAGGATTTGTAATAAAGCATACAACTCCCTCGGATGAAGGAATTCCACTGTGGCTGGATTTTGGCATGTGTCAAGTATATCACATTTTCCCCAACAAGTGAACCACCGACAGCAAATAGCTAAAAACCTAATGATTTCATAGGGTTATTTATCTCAAAAAAATTCTCTAAATGGTTTAAAGGTGGAGGTGAATATGTTATATTTGATGAATGGAAACGAAGCGAAACGGTTACCCCGACAATCTGGTGGATGCACTTCGAGCCCTTGACGACAAAGCCATTCAAGGTTCAAAGTTCCGAAACATCGTGGTTTTCCACTACACCCTTCTGAAGGATTCCAAGTAATCATGACTTACGACATGCTGAGCGATTCGTTGAATGTTCCGACAACCAAGGGCATTGACTTGGACACTCCTGCTTCAATGGTGACGGGAGATGGCAATGTTCGTCGTTTCAAGACTGTTGTGGAGAATGGTAATTCGTAAGAATAACTACTTGTCCTAGTTTGGACCAATGGTCCAACCGCCCTAGCAATATCCAAATCGCCAACGCAATAAACTTCAAGAAAGATTCAACAATGTCTAACGTTTACGAGTTTCACTACAAGGATACGGTCGGTAAGGTCAAGTGGGAGACGATCCTTGCGGAGTCTGAGCCTTTAGCCCACGAAGCTTTCAACAAGAAGCACTTTCGTGAGCATGTGACGGTTCTAGAGGTTTTCCTAGATCCTGGTGACCTTGACTTGGACGTGCTCTAAGCGTGTCCACCAAAGCAAAACTCATCATATTTGGATTCGGGTTGATTGTGACTGTTTGTGTAGTGGAAGTGGTTGGAGTTGATACTATCACCACTGTGATCCAGTCATTCCATTCCATCTTTTGCCAAGTGTTTGTAGTAAAAAAACAAACTATGAAGCGGCTGATGTAGAAAAAGTCAGACAACAGGAAACTCTAAAAAGAAGCCCAGCGACCTAAAGCAGGTCCAAGTATTTCTAGTATTTGGTATAAAACCACAGCTTATTATGCTATAATAAGTTGTTGTGAACAAGTCATTCATTTACTCGGAATTGAGCACTAGCCTGTCGAAAGATGAGCTTGGGGCTGTTGGTTGGTTTGGCAAGAACTCGGATATGGTCGTTGACATCCAAGTCATTACTGACTGGCACAAGTGTCAGGTTGTAGAGGCAGCAAAGCTTGTTGGTGTGCCAGAAAGTATCATTTCAAGGAAGCCAGTTGGTGACCTTTTGGATATGAGCACAGACGAAGAAAACTTTGGTTGCACCTACGATGAGCTTGCTTGGTTTGTTAATAATTACTTGTTGTATTCGGATCCACGAACACCAATGAATGACTTCATGATGACGAAGTTTAACAAACTTCGAGCTCTACATGAAAGAAACGCTCACAAGTATCAGGGTCAGACCTATAACCCATTTTTCATCAAATGAAAAAACTATTAGTTGTAAAAATAATTTCTGCTGTTGACGAAGCAGATGAAGCTTTTAAACTTGAATGTGAAGGAAAGTACATCAACTCTATTGCTTATTGTCCTGGTGGATTTGAATTTCATTCAACCATTGAAGAAGCAGTTAAAGAAGAATTAGATTTCATGGCTAGATTGAATCATGAATATGAACTATCTCAACCAATTCGTATTGAATTGCAAATGAAAAGAAAACACATGTTTGGATTCAAAGAAATTGAATTTCATGAAGTTTCTGTATAATGATGTAAAGTCTCTTGGGATTATGTTATAATTGACTTATGACTACTCAGAGTAATTCCAAGCAACTTCCATTTCCTGTTGACCGAATGTGGTCAAGAACAATGCCATTTCCTCCTGGGTGGTGGCAGATGTACAAAGCAGTAGACTGCCTTGGTCGTAAAGACTTTGAGTCTGCCAGAAAGTTTGCAGACCTTGCTATCGAAGAAAACAACCAGTGGAAACAAGATGTAAAGACTCTGGGTTTTGCTCCGTTTCACTGGTTTGTCAAACTCAACGACGCAGCAGCAGGCAAGGACTTGTTGGTTCAGAGATTTGATCCAATGGTTTTGAGAGATTGGGTTTATTCTCACAATGGGTAATCACGCTTTACGAAAGCAGGTTGTTCAAGCTTTGAAAGAAATTGGTGGACCTAAGCTTTGGAAAAAAACGAAGTATAACAAATCTCTTTATTCGTACAACGCCAGTGAATTACGAAGACTTTTGTTTTTAACCAAGTTAAAACCTGGAGACGTTGTAAGTCAGTGTGATAATGTAAATCATATTTTTGACCATACCAAATGGGGAAGACACTGGAATGGTTTAGCTTGGTTTAGAGAACTTCACTTTAGAGACTCTGCGGCATGTGGATGTGATATTCCTCAGCCGCCACGCTCTATTGAAGAAATCAACAAGTTACTTCTTGAAGACTTGAATCATCCATATCCAATTAGAGAACTTGACATGAACGATGAGAAAGATATAAAGTACAAAGAAGATTTGTTAAATGGAACAGGAGTTCTTGACTCAAACGGATGTTTGTTGAACCTTTATAGAAAGCTTTGATTCTCATGAATATTTTTGTAACAGATTCAAATCCAGTAATTGCTGCTAGAAATCTGTGTGACAAACACATTTCTAAGATGATTGTGGAGAGTGCTCAGATGCTTTCTACAGCATGGTGGACACTTGATGGAGGTTGCCCAGGTTTAATTGTTTATAAACCTACTCACCGCAATCATCCATGCACCAAGTGGGTTATGGAGTCCGATGGAAACTATCTGTGGTTAGGTCAACATGCTTTGGAGATGTGTAATGAGTATACTCGTCGTTATGGACGAACTCATAAAACTCAATGCCTGATTCAGTGCTTGTGGTCAAACTCTCCAAGAAATATTCCAAATCGAGGTAAGCGAATTATGACTGACTTTGCACATGCCTACTATGGCAAGGATCCAGTTGGACACCTTATGTGTCATGTTCCTGGTGATCCGGTCCAAAGCTATAGGAATTTCTACAAGCTCGACAAAGCAAGATTTGCAAAGTGGAATCACAGCGATGAACCTTCTTGGTGGAGTAACAAGTAACATGGGTTGGGATAGACCAAAACCAAAAAGACGAACTCTCAAATCTTCGGATTACGAATATTATCCAAAAAGGACCTTTCAATCAAGTGCGTCTTTTGAAGACGATATTCAAGAACTTCAATATAAGATTGATGAACTAAGCTATGCGGCATCTGAGTCTAGAAGTTTATCAATTTATGGACCACCTGTTTATGGACCTGAAGACTTCTATTCTGGTGTAAAAGAACAAATCAAACAGCTTGAACTTGCTTCAAAAAAGAAGCAAGTATGTTGCAGTCTGCCCAAAAAGATCAAGTCGCTTTTGCACGTCTTCTTCCAGAAAAATATGCTGAATACTTGATGGATGGAAAACTTGATATGGCGATTACCACTTACAAGAACGATGTAAAAACAATACATCAAACGATTGTTGGCGACAACAACATTCAAATTGGAGGAAACATGAGACTCGGACCTTTGCCAGATCCAGAAACAGAAAGCTCTATGAGAGAAGAAAATGCAAGGCTCAAGGCAGAATTATTTCTTGCAGAAAGAGAGTTAGCTAGTCTTACTAAGCCTCCTTCATGGCTATCCCTACTCAAGGAATGGTTTATGTATAAGGTTCTAAAGCGTTCTAAACCACAACCACTTTATCTTGGACCATATCGTTGATGGGTTGTTTCAGAGATTTCTCTGTTGTACCAATTCCAACAGACGATGAAGATGTTCTTGAGTTGTATCCCTACCTTTCTGATGAGCAAGCTCGATTACGACTGGATTGTGAGCAGTATCCACTCCAGCTATCTTGGAAGAAGGGCAAGTATTTCTGTACTTGGTGTGGCTCAGAAGAATTTGATGACTACATGTTCAGGCTTGGACTTAGATTTAGAGAAATAAATGGCATGGTAATGAAAGGTCCATACAGATGAATAAAGTTCGAAAAAGAATGAAAGACTTTCCTGTTGCTTCACCAGAATGGTGGGAAGCCTTTGATGAAGAACAAAAAGAGTTTGATCGGCTTCAAGCTCGTTTCAACAGATTCTTTCTTGTATTGGTTTCCATTCCAATAGTGGCAATGTTAATCCTCGCATTTACGATTCTTTTTGCTTAAGCCAATATGGTATATTCTTGCTTGGAATTGTGTTACACTGTAAAGTGAGGAATAGACATGGAATGTGATAACGTTTTGTTTTTGGATGTTGACGGAGTTCTCAACTCTGGACCCTGGCTAATGAAAGAGACCAAAGAGTCTCAGGAGTTTCATTTACGCAGAGACATCCCACAAGCAGCTACAGACATTGATCCAGAAGCTATTGCAAGGCTTCAACGCATTGTAGATGCTACAGGTGCCAAGATAGTCCTTTCTATCTCTTGGAGATACATGTACAAGCCTTTGAAGTTCATTGAACTACTACGTGCTCACAAGTTTGTTGGCGACGTTATTGGAGCTACTCCTCTAACAGAGAATGTTCCAGGACGTAAGTGTCGTGGAGACGAAGTTGCTATGTGGCTTAAAGAGAACTCGTTTCTCGATATCAAGAAGTTTGTTATTCTTGATGATGACCAGCACTTTGGAGACTTGGAGCATCGTTTGGTTCGTACCAGTTTTGAACGTGGTCTAACGGACTTGGATGTTGAAGCTGCAATTGCACTAATGTCAAAATGACTATAAATGAAAATCCTCTTAAAATTGGGCATCTGTATAGGATTACAAAAAGAATTTCTCTTAGACTTCCAAAAAATCCAAATACAGACACTCTAGTCTTTACACCCAAGTTGCCTTTTATAAATGGAGATGGCAAAATAATAATGCCACTTGACAAGGACATTAAGTGTTCTTGGATAACCTCAAATGGCAAAGAAAACTGTTTGTGTATGAAGCTTTTGGCTAATGACAAAATTTTCTACTTTTTACCTGAGCCTGATTTCTTCAACATGAATCCAGATATATTTGAACTAATTGAGGTATAAAGAGTCCTGACAAAGGACTATACTTTGCTTGTTCTCAGAAAGTGTGAAATCGTGTCTACAATCTCTATTGTTATTCGACCTCGTGTTACTATGACGTGGACACAGTTTTGTGAAACTACGCCTTCTCATTCTATTGCTCTTGATGGCATGGTAAGTGGTGGTCCTAAGTGGGATGAAAACACTCTTCATGTGAACTTTGACCATCATGATGGTGTGTTACGTGAAGCTACCATGATGGTGGAGCCCGTGACCTAGAGAACATCGTTGAAGCCTGGGAAGCTGGACTTCGTGGCGAAGTTCCTAAGTGTCTTGCAAAGTATCATGAAGTTAGCTTGAAAGCTGAAGAATACAGACTATCTCGACTTGGGAAGTAACAAACAATGACCAACCTACTTCATACTCTCTACAAGGGTTCTCACTCTTGGCTTGCAGATAACACCATTCTCCTTGTGCGACATGGTTCCAGAGCTTTCTAGTGTATACTTAGTGTCATGGAACACTGGAAAGACAGTGAATGGCTAAGAGTAAAATATGAAACAGAAGGGTTGTCATCGCCACAAATAGCAACGCTATGTAACATTAACCCTGTGACAATTCGTTATTGGCTTAAAAAACATAACATACCAACAAGAACGTATTCTGAAACTGTTAGGCTTAAAACAAAAAACGGATATCGTAGGCGTGGCGTAAAGCACTCTCTTGAATCTCGTAGAAAAATATCAGAAAACCACGCAGATGTTTCTGGTAAAAACAATCCAATGTATGGAACAGTTGGAGAACTATCTCCAAACTTTGGCAAAGAAAAATCAGCTTCCACAAAAGAAAAGCTAAGCTTAGCAAACAAAGGAAAGCCTAATTCAAAGCTTGCTGGTGAAAATAATCCAAATTGGAAAGGTGGAAGAACTTCGCTAGCTCAAATTTTTCGAAGCACTATTCAATATGAAACCTGGAGATTACAGGTTTACACAAGAGACAAATTCTTATGCCAAGAATGTAAAGTAGAAGGCAAGAGATTACAAGCTCATCACAAACAACACTTGTCAAAGTTGTTTGACAAACATCAAATTACTCATATAAGTCAAACCTACACTATAAAAGAATTTTGGGATATTGACAACGGAACAACTCTGTGTAAGGAATGTCATGCAAAAACTCACAAAAGAACAACTAGGAAACCTTCTACAACAGACAAATAAACCATGGTTGGTAGAAAATACCATTTTGGTAACCTTGCATGGTAGTCGAGCTTATGGCACCAACACTCCTACAAGTGACACGGACATCAAGGGTATCTGCATTGCACCAGTTGACCACTACCTTGGTCTTGGTTCGGAATTCGAGCAAGCTGAGTTTAAGTCTGAAGAGGAAAACACAGAGGGAGTTGTTTACGAACTTCGCAAGTTCCTGAAGCTTGCTGCTGAGTGTAACCCCAACATCCTTGAAATTCTCTTTGTTGCTGACGAAGATGTTTTGTTCTGCACGCCTATCGGCAAGATGCTTCGTGACAACCGAGACATGTTTGTTTCCAAGAAGGCTCGTCATACCTTTGCTGGATACGCTCAAAGTCAGCTCAAGCGAATCAAGGGACACAGAGCATGGTTGCTCAACCCTCCAAAGGGAAAGCCTGAGAGAGCCTCCTACGACCTTCCTGAGAAGGGCATGGGTCCATCTGAGATGGGTGCTCTGAACAGTCTTGAAGAGAAGGGTCACGTATTCTCCGAGAGTGCTGTTGGACTTCTTCAGAGAGAGAAGGCTTACTTCAACGCTCTACAGGAGTGGAAGAACTACGAACACTGGAAGAAGTCTCGTAATCCGGCGCGGGCAGAACTTGAAGCCAAGTGTGGTTATGACTCCAAGCACGCCATGCACCTTATTCGTCTTCTGACCATGTGTTCTGAAATCCTTCGAGGCAAGGGAGTTCTGGTCAAGCGTACACATGATGTTGCCAAGCTGCTTGAAATCCGCAATGGCGACTGGACTTATGATGAAGTCATTGAGTTGGCTGAGAACCTGGAGAGACAGATTGAGGTTTCTAACAAGTTCTCTACGCTTCCTGAGTCTTGTGACAGAAAAGCAGTTAGTAAGCTTTCTGTCGAAATCATCAGGTGGTTTCATCATCTTACTGGTTCACCAACGGCTTGATGAATAATCTATAACAAGATAGCCCAGAAATGGGCTATATGCTTTTAAAGCATATTCCGATTATTCTATAATGAATGTATGGCACACGAACAACTAGTGAATATTGACTTCTACCTTGACAGCATTCTGAGTGCTCCTCAGATGTATGGAACCTACTTTGAATCTGTTGAAGGACAAGTTCTATTGTTGTTGAACATGAAGTATCCGAACACCAACATAAACGACAAGTACATGGTTTGGTGTCAACAAGCCTTTCCCAACTATTCAAGAAGTTTGGAAAAGTTTCCTTTGTCTGACTTAGTTGAAGACAGGTCTATCAACTTGTCTTGGGAAGAGTTTGCTGAGGTGTTGAAGGAGTTTAGATTCGAGTGTGGACTATGAAACTGTCATCAATTTTCTCTTACGAGCCTAAAGTTGGATTTGTTTATGTGGTTAATAGCCAATATCGTTGGTTTAATCGTGAAGATGAATTTGTAATAGGACGACTTGCGAGATTAGACATTGTTGTACCAGAAGGCTCTACATTAACTCTGTTGAATGTTGAACCTCCACCTAAGTTTGGTCATGAAAATGAAAAAAACTGGTGGTACACGTTCTTGTTTGGCGACAAGAAAGTTGTCTTTATTGCATCAGATCCAACATATTTTAGCGTAGCTTTTACTTTGATTGATGGACAACAATCGTGATAACTGTTGAACTAAATGACATTTACCTTATCAAGATAGACTGAACCATGACTACTCTAAGAAGACTTACACCTGGAAAACTGTATAAAGCTATTGAACGTATACACCTTCAATTCTCTCCAGAATACGAAGAAGGTGGAGACGCAAGTGGTTCTTACTTCAACGAAGGTACAGCCATATTGGTTTTAGAGAAATTCGATCCAATCAAAATTGACATCGACGTTTTTAATTGTCACTATAGATGCTTGTGCAACGGACAAAACTATCACTTGTTTATTCACGAAAACAACATTGACGATTTCTTTGCAAGGCTCGAATAGTATGCAAGGACTTAAACAACACAGGCTTTACAAAACAATAAGCCAAACAAGTTTCAGCAGAGAATCATTTTGTGATATCAAAACAAATGGTTTTTATAAATCACTTGAATTTGAACCTGGAGTGGTTTTTCTTATATTGGATAATCTATTCACAAGTTTAGACGATTATCAGAATTCCGAATATAAGTGTTTAATTGACGGGCAAGTATTCTACCTGAGTATATGCAACCATATGATAAAAACATTTCTTGTTGCAGTTGAACCAGAATAAAGAAAAGCCAGGACTAGTTGCCTGGCTTTTGTATTTGATTATAGAGATTGGTTTACTGAATTGTGACTGGAGTATCGGATACTTCCCTTGCTGCCTTAGCAGCAGCTTCCTCAGCCATTTCTTTAGCCTTGGCAGCGAAGGCAGCAACCATTTCATTGTAAGCTACAATGTAGTCTTCATTTGGAACTAGACGACCATCAGCATCAAGTTCTAGACGTAGAGCTCTAAGATGATCAATGATGTTTGTACCTGTATACAAGGTTAGTTGTAAGATTTCACGAATCATTCCAATGGATTCATCTGCAAGAGCAAATAATTGTGGAGTAGGAGCAGCTTGTTCAGTTACAGGAGGAGTTTTCTTTTTGGTTGCCATAATTTAGTTTTCTTTCTCAATAGAGGTTTGCGTAATTTTTTTTGAATGTTCAAGAGTTTGTTTTATTCTTGAAGCATGAATTTCATTTGACTTTGATAACATAGCTAAGAGTCTTGGATGATCTTCTTGTTTTAACAGGAAACAATCCCAGTGACCAAATCTTGAAGTATATCCAAACATGTACTTTATTGCAATCCAAATTCGATAATACCACGGATACCACGAATTCAAGTATATGTTTGTATAAATGGTTCCATCTTCTTCGTCGATGGTAAACTTTACAGTATGTTCATTGCTGTGACACTGACATTCAAAAAATTCAGTCACAGTCAGCACCTCTGTATCCACCCGAGTCATTATCATCATCACAGTAACGCAATGGATTGCCGCCACACATTTGAGTTATTTTTCCTTCTTTGACCAAACGACTAATTGTCTCCTCTATAACTGGTTCGTTCCATGGACCAGGACATTGTTTCTTAACAAGAAACTCAAGTTGATTTGTTTGAAACAAAACATTTTCTTTCAAAACTTTTTGAATTTGTTCTTCAATGGATGGAGGACTTGACAGTTCTACTCCACGTTCTGACATAGCAGCTTTTATGCCTTCTTCTGCTGCTTTTTGAAAGCTATCTATTCGCTTTTTAGCGGCATCAACTTCGGTTTGTTTTTTCAAGTGCTCAAGTGCAGCTTGAAGCCTTTGTTTCTTTTCTTCCTTTAGTCTTTTGTTGTTGTAGGCACCAAGGATAGCATATCCAGCAATATCAAAAAATGGATCTTCTCCAAATGGATCATTGTTGGTTGCAATTCTCTTTAGTTTATCAAAGATTCGAGTAAGAGTAAGAGCATCATTGTATGATTCAAGAGGAATACCTGATGGATATAGGATCTTAAGAAACTCTCCAGCTTCAGCAAAGGAGTTTCCATAGGCTCTATTCTTTTGGTCTACAACTTTACCGATTTCTGATGCAAAAGTTTCGAACTTTCCAACAACTGGTCCTGGACCTTTCGTATTCTCATTCTCTTCATTCATCATGTCATCAACCATGTCTTGTAATTTAACTGTTGTCATGTCTTAACTTTCTGTTAAAGGTGTGAATTTGAAATAAGTTGTAGAAAAACTTAGGACTTCGTTTCCTAAATCAAACATGTTTGATACCTGTCCAATAGAACCTGTTGGGAGAAAACATCTTAAAGTCTTAATGTAAGTTCCTTCTCTTGAACGATTTTCTTCAAATGATAAATGGTTAACATCAGAGAAACAAGACTCAATCAAGTATTTTGGTTCTATCAAATACTTAATTCCTTCAACAAGGAGCGGTTCTTCTGGTAATGAATTAGAATGTTTTTCTTTAAAGATCATTATTTCGTAATGTTACGACAAACGGATTATGTTTGATTTTCCAAAACTGTTCTTCAAGTGGAGGTTGTTCACCTAACCTGTACCACATGAGTTGTCTGCCTGATGTTGTAGTATACACTCCCAATATGATAATGTCGCCTCTGTGAACTAGGTTATGACCAACTACCACAAAGAGGAGTTAAGTTTACATTTAGGTTGTTACAACGCGAATCTGCTCTTGGGATTATATGGTGAAGTTCAATAGCTCCACTTTCATTCAATCCACATATCTCACACTTGTCTTTTGACAAACGTGGTTCTTTATGTTTTCTACGGTGTTTCACTTGGTTTTAACAGCTTCAATGCGAAGTCTTGCAATATTAACATATTCTTCTTCAAGTTCACATCCAACAAAGTTGAAACCTTCTTGAACGGTTGCACAACCTGTAGAGCCAGAACCAGTGAATGGATCTAAGACAGTTCCACCTTGAGGAGTTACCAGTCTAACAAGCCAAGACATCAAAGATATTGGCTTGACAGTTGGATGCGTATTCTTACGTTCAGTTTCTCCGCGCAATCTTGGATTATCAGCCTTGGCTTTTCTTCCATCCTTTACAGTCTTAGATTCTTGGTCTTCAAGACCAAGTTCTCTTTCTGACTTGCTAGTCTTGGCACAGTAGAAGAAACGAGAAGCTCCACCAGAATCTTTGTTTCGAGCCTTGAGCATTGGACGCTTTTTTCCTAGAGCTGCTGACTCATGCTCTTGATTGCCTTTCCATTCTTTCGATGCTCCAGAATACAAAACTCCAGTTTGTTTATCTAATGTCTTTCCTGCTTCTTCATCTAAGACAATGTTGGCTGGCCAACGTCCTGATGGACCAGAGCTTCTCGATCAGGCCGGCGAGGGTGTCCATCAGCGCCAGGTCGTGGTCGATGACGTCGCGCATGTTGGGGCGCAGGATCTTGACGGCCACTTCCCGGCCTCCATCCTCCACCCGGAGCTTCGCCAGATGTACCTGCGCCACCGATGCGCTGGCCACGGGGGTCGGGTCGAATTCAGCGAACACCTCGGAAGCCGGCTTGCCGTAGGCCTTCTCGATCTCGGCGTG